TTAGACGTCCTTACGATCCAAATTCCGAAATGCAACATGAGTTTGTTGCAGGTTCTGGTAATCTTTGTAAGAGATATTGGGACGCGAAGAAAGATGGATTGCGCACGGCTAACGCTCCATGGACCATTACGGCGGGGAAATAATGCCTGAAAAAAGAAAGAAAAATTTAAATACAACGCCCTTGCAGATAAATAAACAGCACCGAAAAACTAGTAGAGATTTTCATTTTAGATCTGATGGAATTAAAATTGTAGGGAAAGAAACCGATATGCAGGAATGTAAAGAATGCCGTAGGATTCTTCCTACAACAGCTTTCACAACTAAATCTTTCAGAGAAGATGGAGCCTATACTCTTCAGAAAGCATGCCGAGAATGCAAGACTACGTTATATAAAGAGCAGAGAGAATCGAGAAAAAATGCTTCTCCAAAACCCGAGCGTTGTGAACGTTGTCATAAAAAAGTAGAAAAACTTCAAATAGACCATCTTCACGGAACTTTCACCTTTAGAGGATGGTTATGTAGGGAGTGTAACACAGGAATAGGATCATTGGGGGATAATTTAGAAGGAGTACTTCAGGCCGCTGTTTATTTAGAAAATGATAAAAATAAAATAATAGAAACTTTAGATAAAGTTTATAATGAAATGTTTGCGAGGACGACATGAGAAAAAAATTTTTAGAATTTATATATCACTGGTCAAGCAAGTTGAATGTTTGGTCGTGGCAGAAATTATATGGTAAAAGAAATAATAAATAACATAAAATCTAAAATTGGAATATGGTCCTTGTACTATAGAACTGAAATAGTTTGGTTTATAATTGGATTTATAATTGGAGCATTGATTCTGTAACATGAAAAAGGAAGAAAATAATGAGTGACAAATGGAAATCTTTTAGAGAAGAAGCTAAAATAGTGGAAGAGGATTTTGCCAAGAATCTGGAGAAACCTATTCAAGCAGATAAGAATCAAAATTTTTTAGACCATTGGGATGTTCGAGGAACTTTAAATGGTAAACTATCAAAGTTTGAAGTCAAAGGTTTAAAAAGATTTAATCGTAAAGATCCAGAACCACAGGACGAAATGGCCTGCGTTGAGTATGTAGGTGTTGCGGGTTATCCTGGCTGGGTACGAGGTGGGGCGGATTATATTGCTTTTAAAAGAATAAAATATCCCTGGTTAGTTGTAGATCGTCAAGAACTGTGGGACATGGTAAAACAAAGACTAGAGGAAAGAAACTATTCCGAATCCACTAATCCCTGGTATGAAAAAGAACCTTATGCGACTTATGATAGATCTTTCTTTGGTAAAAAAGATAAATATTGTTGGGTGCCTTTTGAAGATATTGAAAAACTAGAACATAAAAAAATATGAAAAAGAAGAAAGAAGATTGGAAAAAAGAATGGCAAGATATGCCTGAATTTGAAATGGAAGATTTGTCTTCCTTTAGAAAGATAGTAGTACATTTTAGAAACCAGGAAGATATAGATAAATTTGCTGAGTTGATTGGTCAGAAAATAACCAAAGCACCAAGTTTATGGTATCCAGAATGGGAAAAGAGGAGATATGCTGATAAGCGGTACGTTGATGAATCCTAAACATCCAGTTTATATAATATCTAAAGGACGATGGGACAGTCGCCATACGAGCAAGGCGTTAGAGAAGATGTCCATGCCTTATTCTATTGTTGTTGAAGAACAAGAGTATGAACAATACGCAAGAGTCATTAATGAAAGTAAAATATTAATTCTCCCTAAAAAATACATCAGGGAATACGACTCATGCACCACGGATCACGGAACAGGGTCTGGTCCAGCTAGAAATTTCTGTTGGGAACATGCGTTAGAGAATGGTGCAACAAGCCATTGGTTGTTAGATGATAATATAAAAGCTTTTGGTAGAATCAATAGAAATCTATATATACATGTTACATCAGGAACTATATTTAAAGCAGCAGAAGATTTTATAGAAAGATATGAAAACATTGCTCTTGCTGGATTCAATTATGATTTCCTGGCTAAGGCAAAGACACAAATACCACCATTTGTAAAGAACACTAGAATCTATTCTTGTTTATTAATTAGAAATGACATACCCTATCGTTGGAGAGCAAAATATAATGAAGATACAGATCTATCAATTAGAGTTTTAAAAGATGGTTGGTGTACTATTCAGTTCAATGCTTTTATACAAGAAAAAGCAACTACACAAACCATGACGGGTGGTAATGATGAACTTTATAAAAATGGCACGCTCAATAAATCTAAAATGTTAGCGGAATTACATCCAGATGTTGCTGAAGTTGTCTGGAAATTTAATCGTTGGCATCACCATGTAGATTACAAACCATTTAAGAAAAATGAATTAAAAAAGAAAAAAGGATTTAAAATAAAAAAAGGAATTAATAACTACGGAATGAAAGTTGAAAAAATCAAATAAATACAACTATATACAAGGAAAACAGATCACGGATCCTGATTCTGGAAATCGAGTTTATGACTTCAATGGTTCTAGACTTCCGTCGGTAACTACTGTATTAGGGCAAACAAAAAATCAACAATTTTTAAAAGACTGGAAGGACAGAGTTGGAAAAGAAGAAGCAGAACGAATCAAGAATTTATCTAGTAGGCGCGGGACTGCCATGCACAAATTCCTGGAAAATCATATCCAAGGAATTGGGTACGATGATCTTACGCCAATCGGATGCGAGGCGAAGCCCATGGCCGAAAAAATTATTGAAAAAGGTTTTGAAAGTGTTGAAGAATACTATGGTTCAGAAGTCATGCTACACTATCCTGGGCTTTTCGCTGGCTCTACTGATCTTATCTGCCTGCACGATGGCCTAGAGACTATTGTAGATTTTAAACAGAGCAATCGACCTAAAAAGAAAGAATGGATAGAGGATTATTATATACAGGTGGCGGCATATGCGATGGCGCACGATGAAGTATATAGATCTACTATTAGACAGGCGGTAATAATGATTTGTACTCCAGATCTTTATTATCAAGAATTTAAAATACAGGACATAGACTTAAGATCTTATAAACATAAATGGCTGAAGAGACTGGACATGTACCACGAATTAAAGTTCGATGAGAAAGAACGAGTTAAATTTGATGCAAAGGAGTTTGAAAAACAATTTGAAAAAGCCTAGTGTATATATAGGAATGCCTTGTTACGACTCGATGAAGGTGCAAACTTGCTCTTCGTTGTTGGATACTTTTTCGACTTTGGGAAAGAACGGAGTTGAATGTAAATTTAAATCTATTCAAACTTGTTACCTTTCACACGGTCGTAATATGTTGACCTGTGCATTTTTACACAGTGGTTTTGATTATTTATTATTTGTTGATGCTGATGTAGAGTTTGATCCTGAAGCTGTGCTTAGAATGCTTGTTCCTAAAATGGACATTGTTTGTACTCCTTATAGACTAAAAACTAAACCACAGGTTGAAGAGTATACTGTATCTTTCCCGGATCCAAAGGCCATTAGTATATTACCTTGGGATCTTGCTGAAATACTAGAAGGACCAGCGGGGCTAATGCTTATCAGTCGCAACGTTTTTGAAGTTTTAATGAAGAAATATCCTGAATTAAAGTGTGAATTTCCCGATGAGACAAAAGCCAAGTTTAATAGAGTGATTGGAACTGAAACAGATGCTGTAGGAAAGTATTTGTGGAATTTTTGGGGAACTCCTTTTAAGGATGGGATTTATAAGGGTGAAGATTTTGCTTTTTGTAATCTATGCACCAAGGCAGGGTTAAAATTGTACGCGAACCTCGATTCATGGACCACGCACCACGGATCATGGGGCTTTAAAGGCAGGTTCGGCGACTCGCTGATCAAGAAGCCCAAGGACTAATTATAGTAGAAATGTAGCAAAATGACACCTTAAAGTTAGACACCCCTGGGTGTCGCAGGGGTGTCGCAGGTGTCGCAATTTTACTCCAAACTGCGACCAAAGTGTACAAATAAGGCAATTTATCACATTTCTGCCACATTTCGGCCACAAAATCTCGACACTTCGACACCCCTGCGACACCTGTTCGACACCCAAAGTGTCGAAGTTAAAAACAGCGTATACCAAGGGTTCTAAGAGAATTTCACGGCTAATTTACCTACTTCGACACCTTTTAGGTTTTTTTAGCGCAATTAGAGAAAAAAAATATTTTTAGGGTCTAAGGGGTCGCAACCTTACCATGATCCATAGACGCCCCCAAAAATATCTGTTAAGACTCCCCTATGCCTAAGAAAAGAAGAAAATTAAACGTCACTACTACAACTTCCGTATTGCCTTTTCCTAAAGTCCGAGTGGAGTGGATTGATATCTTGAGTGATTCTGGCTGGGCTGATGAAAAACAATTTGATAGAATGAAATTAAGTTTCCCTGTTAATGAGGGTTGGTTGTATAACAAAGATAGATATGCAATTAAACTATTTGCTTCCTATGATAGAGAAGATGATGGTACTTTTACTTTTGGGGATCGGACAATGATTCCGTTGTCGGTAGTGAAGAAGATTCAGAAGATTTAGGTGCCTCAATCGCTTCACCTTCAACAGTCTTTGCATTCAATAGAGGTTCGTAATCGGATAGGATTTGTTTCATTTTTGCTTGTAATTCCTCTTCTGTCATATCTTCTAATTTACCTGTTTTTATTATTTTTCTGTCTATGTATAATCCTGCTGCCTTTCCACGATTTGTTTCTGCGTTTACTGCAGAAGAGAAAGAACCTTTCTTTAAAGCAAGCTCTTTGATACGTGAAAGTTCTGCCACGTGACCTTCATAGCTAACCTCAAACTTTTTAAGTCTTTCTTCTTTTAATTTTCCTAAATGCTGTACTACTAATGGTGAGTATCTTGGGTTAGTTAGTTCTGATCCTTCACGCATTGCACGCTTAGGTGAATAACCTGCAGCAACCGCTGCCTCACGTTTAGACATAGGCCCATCAGGACCACCAAATACTAGATACTCGGCGAACCTTTGTTGCATTTCTGTTAATCTTTTTGGAACTCCCATGTTGACAATTTAAGGGAACTATCCTATATTGTCAATATAAATTATGACAGAAAATAAAGAAAAACTAGACTTAACGTTTATAATAGAACAACATAAGAAAGAAATTTGGGCATATAAACAGAAAGAATCTGAGTGGGAACAAACTAAAAATTTATTAGAAGGAAATAAGCAAATCATTAATGATCTTTCTCAAAAACATATTGAAGAGAAGGCTAGATATAAAACAGAGATGGATAAATTATTAGAGGAGAATGGTAATATTAGAACTCTTTACTCAAGTCTTGAAAAAGAACTTGACGAAGTAAAAAAGGATAATAAAAGATTAGCAGATCAAGTTTCTACATACACACAACAATTAAAAAAATTATAATGAGAGTACAAGACCTGCAACAATTTTTGAGTTCATTTACCGGAGGATCGGACGCAGTAAAAAATGCGGCAATCTTTGTTGAAGTAAATGGCAAACTCCATGAGGTGAGACGCATGGAAGTACACGAAAATGCTGTTCCAATTATCGGCTTCAAAGGTCAGACAGCACATAGATTAGTTTTAAAAACAGCTAAACCATCTAGTCTGGTTTTACCAGATAAGCTACAGAAAGATTATTAATGTTGGGGGACATTCCCTCAAAAACCATATGGGTCCAGAGGCTAAATTATACCAGAAAGTTCGTAAAAATATTAAGGATATTTCGTGGACTAGGATTGAAAACCTTAGCTCACTTGGGACTCCTGATCTATTGGGGTATAATAATTCTGGCCACTTTTTCACTTTAGAACTTAAGTGCACGAAGGGGAATAAAGTTAGATTTTCTCCACACCAAATTGCCTTCCATAAATCACATCCTAAGAATACATTTATCTTAGTCGAGGCCCGTGGTCCGCGGTCCTCGAAACTTGTTCAATACTTCTTGGTCCCTGGTTCACGGATCATGGAGCTTGTAACTTCCGGGTTGTCGGAGCTTGCAGCTTGCAGCTTGACGCTTGAAGCTTGCGGCTTGGAGCTCGAACAGGTTGGTTCGAAAGCTTGAGGCTTGGAGCTTGCAGCTTGAAGCTTGCGTCTCTTAGCTCTCATCTCTTTGTAGTATTTTGGGTGATAGAACATTAGTGTTTGCCGTATGATACATTAGAAATTTTTTTATTCCAGCACATTCTACATTCTTTGCATTTACCATCCTGAAGCGGGGCCGGGCAGGTTGCGCCAGCTGTCACTACAGTACTTGTGTTAGGCCAGGAGCCCGCAGGCTCCTGATTAACCATAGGCATGGAAAAACGAATTATTAAATTGTCCGGGGCTCGTGATACGTGGTCCCTGGTCCACGCTTCACGGGTCGGGATCCAGTGACGTGTTGCCGGTGTTAACCTGCAGACTTCAAAAATTTTATTTAGATGATCGAGATCCTGGACGTCGCCGGAGTCATGCCAGCGGAACCATTTAGATTTTTTTGAATTGATTTGCGCAGCCATAGCCGTGGTCCACGGGTCGAGCTTGAGGCTTGCCAGTCTCTTGTACTGTGCGGCCTTCACATCAGGAAATACATAGCAGCCTTTAAGAGCGTAACAGTTGTAGCAAGTGCTGCCAGGTACCAGCCGGAGCTTGGAGCCTGTTTTGCATTCCTTAGCCGGCAGGCCATAGGACCAGCCAGGC